GTAGAATTGCGTGCTAAAAAAACAGCCTGTGAGCGTGATCCCTTAGCGCTATTGCATCGCTTACAACAGGCGACCATATTCTCAAGGCTTACAGGATCTCCACCGTGTTTAATACTTACTATGTGATCTACTGTATGAGCATCTTGCCCACAATAGGCGCACGTGTAACCATCTCTAGCTAATACGAGTAACCGAGCTTTCTTGTAATCTCTACCTACTCTTGGATCGTGTCTACCTTTAACCATTTAATAATGCCCCTTTTTATTATGGTAATCGAGTGCCTTGCATGGAGTGGAGTGGCGCTTGTATATGTACTTGAGTCCCATATCTATTTGCCTATATGGATCTAATACCTTAAGCCTTAGCATTTGAGGTATCCCATATGCAGAGCTCTTAGGGTTATCAGCTCTTGGATCCCAGCGACTCTCTCTATTCCACAATAGCTCTAGACATCGATACTCTTTTGCATCTTTTAGTTTCATATGTGCATAGAGCTTGTAATTATTAGTGTCTGTTACTGTATTTATCGCATTTGCAGGCATTGTATTGCTAAATACAAAGAGCGCACCCAATAGCACCAAGCTGCGCTTGCGAGCTATCCGCCTCAGCGGCTCGCCTGCGAGCATGGAGCGTATCGAGATAGTCAAATAGGCACAAGCAGTACGCGTACGCTTGAGCGTGTCCCACAAGCTATTAACACTTGTGGATAACTTATGTGGATAACTATTACTCATTGGTGACCCCATCCCGTACCCTTAAATGAGAGCCCGGGAGCGCTATAAATCTGCCTCATCATCATCGAGCAACAATACGGCGTAGTGTGCTCTGCCATCTTTTCGATCGTCTCGTAACGCACATTACACACTATGCACTCATACTCATAGGTTGGCATCGTCTAGCTCCTTTAATTTAGGGTACGGCTCTTGCTCCCATATTGGCACGAGCTTTTTGTCTAATAGGTACACGTATCTATGCTTACGCGAGCGCGGCTCCCAATGTCCCTCGAAACCCTTGCTTTTACCTCGTGTTAGTTTCTTACCATCGGCAAAATAGAAATCGTTTTTTTGAGGCGTAAGCCCGTAATAACCGAAATTACAAGCCTGATAAACGGCTCCTACGTGCCTCGATGAGTCTGCATAGCTGATAACCGCGCGTATACCCCGTTGCTTGAGCATCCGTAAGCTACGTCCTACGAGCATAGATCCGTAGTTTTTACCGTTGAGCTCGGGCTCTAGTACTAATCGACTCATTTCGAGCAAATCGGGATAATTGCCTCGAGGTAAGCCAAACGCACTCGTAGCCGAGTTAGGCACGCTTAAAGGCGAATAGACGACGGCCCCGATTACTTGGATATCCTCAATTAGCCCGAAAGCGTGTTGCCCGATAAAGCGCTTAGGTCCGAGGTAGTGGTAAGCGTTTACCAGCTCGTAAGCATGGTTATAGCTGATCGGCTCTACCCTAAGCATCTTTGAGATCCTCAAGCATGACCACGCCCATTACCCCACACTTAACGCATTGGAGCGTTTTAACGTACGGCGGTAGGTTATCGGTGACTACCCGCTCGATATGCTCGGTAATGCGAGCGCATAAACGGCATTTAGTTTTATACGTCGCCATAATTGGACCTCTTTAGGTATTGCATCTCGAATAAGCTCGATCGAGGTACCCAATAGTTATTTTGGTGCGGGTGCTTGTAGCGCGGTTGCTTGGCCATATGTACGGGCATCCATCCCAGCAGCATATAAACAGGGCTAGATCCGGTTACCAATATAGCTACATCGTTAGGCCTGCCCGGGCCTCGATTTTGTAATATTAAATGGCCGTTAGTGTGTTTGGTCCATTTAACCTCGATGTTAGTCCCGACATCTGCCGTATCGTGAGCGTTATCGATAGCGGGAGTAAACCCGTAATCACCAAAATAATTAGCTACGGCTATCTCGGCGGCTGCGGCCTCGGCCTCTTGCCATACAAGCTCATGCCAATTTTTATACACTTGCCCGAAATTGCTCGCATCTTGTATTTCAGCGTTACGTATGATCGTGCGCTCTAGCCCTACTCGATGAGCGGTAATCTCCTGCGACCGATCGAGTACTACTTTAGCTACGCTCGACATTGTGTACATAACCACATTACGACCTCGCCCGAAACGTCACGTACTGAGAAACCGCCGAAAGTCGTATCCCATTTATTACATTGGTCGCATTGTTTGGCCGCGACTATGGTTACATCGCCGTTATCGTGGATCGTTGTAGCTAGTCCGTCTCTAATAAAGGTTAGCTCGCCCATCTCTATACCTGCGGCTTCCATTTGCCATCGCTCGCCAGTACGTGCCAGATAGGGTTACATTGATTAGCTCTAACCTTTTCGGTGCACTTATACGCGGCCCACGGCTTGCCCGTAGATTTGGCCGTCCCCTCGGCCCAGATCATCGACCCGTGCGGGCATCGAGGAGTTTCAGCTACTAGCTCGCCGCCGAGGCTTTTGCCGATCTCTAGGATGCTGCTCGCCATTGTGGCCATATCCTCGATCGAGGCCTTAGTGCTCCATGGGTCCGAGTCCGCGGGTAATGTCTCGACCTTTTCCATATCTTGCACCGTAGGCCTCGAGTTATGCTCGAGACTTGGAGTTAATAGGCCTATGCACCGGCCGTAAGCGCTGGTAATAGTGTCCTCTATAAACCATTTTTTCATATTGTTTGGATAGGTCGATACGTTTCCAAAAGCATAATCGACCGCACTCGGGACCATATCCTCGTACTCACGGTAGGCCTCGGCTTTAACTAGGATCGTGCCTTTAATAATGTCGATGTCCTCGATGTAAGCGACTAATCGACCACTTGGAAACTCTGATCTAAAGCGCTTAATACGTGCGTTTACATCCTCGTAATTGTCTAGAAAACCCATTTAGATTAGCTCCTTATCCTTGAGAGCTTGAGCAATAGCGCGACCGCGGATAAAACCCTCGCCGTGCCCTTGTCGGTAACCTATCGAGTAGCCGATTACCATAAACATAAAACCTATACCGCACGCAAAAAGCGCGATTAATATATCTAAACTATTCATTTCTTAGCCCTTTGTTAAGGCCGATCAAGCTACTAACCGAGTAGCCCTCTCAGCGTTTGTAGTATCAGTATGAGGGCTAAATGTCAGAATACAAAGCGTATAACCTTTTGGCGTGTCGCTATTTAGCTAAGCGGTCCTCGAGCAAAATCTCGTAGATGCGGTCTACTCGCTGCTCAATACGCTCAACACGGCCCGCGAGGTTATGGCCTCCGTTATTGTCGGGCTTAAGCTCGTTGAGATAAGCCTTTACGATGTGTCGGATGAGCCCAGCTCCTAGCCCCAAAATGGTAAAGCTCCCCAAAGCTATACCGACTACGAGCTGAGCTCTTTCCATTACTTAGCGCCTACGCCTAATTGCTTCTCCGACGGTTGCAAGGCTTTTAGTAATGGCCCGATTAGTCCCGCGATAAACGCGTTAGCTAATACTTTTGGATCGGTGATACCTGACATATACAAAGCGGCTACGGATGCTAAAGCTGCTCGCCCATAAGATTTAGCCGCTGCTATTGCTTGCTCTTTCATTGTGTAGCTCCTTAGTGCCCTTAAGGATTTGGATAACTATAAACCTAAACTAGAGATAAGGGCCTTAGCCTTGACCGCTGAAACCTCTACCTCAAAGTGCATATCGTCCGGTCTGCTCTTAAAGTCTCCGCCCCATTTTAGGCCGTACTTTTTAGCAAGCGCTCGGATCATTGGTACTTTCTCAGCTGGAAAGGTACCGAGCTTGCCTAACGGATGCTTAGTAGCATTTAGATCGATAGCCGTCCCGCTTGAGTGACACGATAAACGATCAGTACTACCGCGGACCATACGAAACGCGTAACCCCAATCGTCAAACGTACCCTCGTCGATCGGCTCAATTAGCTCGTGAAACTCCGCAGCGAAAGCGGCCAATAGCGGGCCCACGCTATCGGCACACTTTAGCTTACGATCCGTACCCTTTACGGGGTAGGACTTTATACCGATCTCATCGGGATCTTTAGAGGCGGGATATCCGTTATAGCTCTTAAGTGTCACGATAACAGAGCCGCCACCTCATCGGCAGTTAAACCGAGTTTAGCTAATACGGCCTCTTTAGCATTTTCTTTATTTAGATCCGCCTCGAGCTTAGCTTGGTAATCGGCTTGATCTTTCTGATATTGCGCTAACTCGGCCGCGGTCATTTCGCGCTCGATCTCTTTGCCTGTAGCTGCATCAACATTTTTTACTATTGGATTAGTCATTAGTTTACTCCGTAAATTAGGACGGTACCGCCTGAAAAATTACCGGCAAAAAGACCCATATTAAATTGCGTAATAGCGGAATTATTTTTCCAAACAAACCCGCCCGAATAAATACCTTGATTTGTACCCGACCCGTAATTAATTCCGGTTGCAACTTTAGAGGATGTCGTATTTGCATAATCGGGAATAGTTAAAACAAAACTCATACCTACGGATGCGCTACCCGTATTAGATGCAAAATTATTAAAATAACTATCCATAGATCCAATAGATCCCGCCCCAGCTCCATCTCGATAAGATGTTAATACGCTTAAATAGGCGTTAGCGGTTGAGTCATTATTAAAACGGGTGTAAAAAGTAGTGCCGGTTGAGGGCCACCAATCACGAATAACTATTTGTAATTGCTTATAGGACGTTGAGATACCTGTAATATTTACTGTAGATCCTGTAAGCGATGTAGTGGATAATAAAGTCATACCGCCCGTTGCGGCCGTAGCCCATTTTAACCCCGTTGCGGCCGTCGAGTCTGCCGTTAATACTTGCCCATTAGTACCTACCGCTAAACGTGCGGGAGTATCTGCCGCCGTAGCTGCGATTAAATCACCTTTAGCATCGACAATAGTATTTTGAATAGCATTAGCATCGTCGGACGTAACCCATGTGTAATCGAGATCCGTGTTAGATGCTTTACTTAATACCTGTCCCGTGGTGCCGCCCTTAAGATCGACGAAAGAGGCATCGATCGAGTCGCCTAAAGCTTCGATAGCGGTCGCGCCATCTTTAACTAAATCTGTCGAAACCGGCACGGGCCAGTTAAAGTTAGGGGTCACCGTCGCCATTATGTTAAACCTCCGTATGCGTTTTGCCAGATGAGTGTAGCGTTTACACCCGTCCATAATAGGTTAGCAG